CGTGTAATTGACGCAAGCGCACGATCAAACATAGTTCCCCATGTGTTGATTCTTGCATCGTTCATCAAATAAGGCTCGGCCTCAAGCAAAGAACCATAAAGCAAAACATCAGGCGTATTTGCCAAGAAAACATTGCTTGTATTGGAATCGCTCAAGAATGTAGGAGCCGCGAAATACAGCATCTTTACTGTATATACAGCGTCAGGAACTGGAGCGAGTTGGAAGTCATTAGCCAATACTGTGTAGTCCAGTGGCTTGCCTGATTCCCATGTGCGGGTGTTACGGCTAAACGCAGAAGGGCTTGCGTAGTTCAGTGGTTGTGGAGGGTTTCCGCTGATAACCAAGTCACGCACTTCAAGAAAGTCGCTTGGCAGTTCCACGGTGCTGTCAGACGCAACAGTGGAAGTCGTGACAGATTTGAGCATCTGACGAATACGCAGATCACGGCGCAAACGAGTCTCAGCCAAACGGATGAAGTCTGGAATCTGTGTGGTCAGGTCTGAACGGGCCAGATAACCAGCGATGGTCGTCTGTAAATCAGAGTAACTTGTAAAACTCATTTAGATTACTCCCGGACGAGTACGCCATGCACGATTGTCAGGGTTGTTCAACCACATAGCAAATCGAGCGTTATCAATCACATGAAACCCACGCATGATGCCTTGGTGATTCAAGTCGTCAATTGCAGTCATTGGAATAGACGCTACTTTGTTGCCATACAACTCGTCAGACCACTTGGCCCGTTCGTCATAGCTGTTGAACTCTTTTTTATTGCGTTCAACAATGGCAGTCACATCTTGGGCAGTTTGAATGACCAAGCCACCTTCACCATCAGCGTGTGCAACAGATTTGCGAAATGTAGGGTTTTCCATGATTGCAATTCTATCATTGGCGTGATAAAGAAAAAAGCCCCCCAAGGTTGCCCGAGGGAGGCTTTGACTAACTTTCGTTAGATTAGCTCAAGTCAGCTACGATGCCGTGAGCAGCTTGGTTTTTCACTTCCAAGGTCAGTTCAGCCAACAGTTGGGTCTTCTCGCTGTCGCCTGTCTTAGCCAATTCAATGGTTTGGAAGGGACGCAAGTAGGCCACAGCAGCCATGTCTGGGTCGACAATGAAGGCAGTCTCGTCACCAGCGTTGGTGCTGTTCATGAAGCGGTTAGGCACAACCGAGATAGTGCCAAAGTCGCTCATGTACACATCAGCAGCGCCGATGATGGTGGTTGGCTCATTGGAAGGAGCCATGTAACGCTGTGCAGCGATACCAGCGAAAGCCGACACGGTTTGCTTGTGAGTTGGGTTAACCATCAAGACTTTAGGCGAACCGCCAGAAGTGTAAACTTCAGCGATCACAGTCTTCAAGATTGCTTCAGTGAAGGTGCGGTTTGTGCCGTTTGTACGGGCAGTAGTACCAGCAGAGCCAGCCACGCCGTTAGTGCCGCCATCATAGTTGGTGTTCAGCCATGCTTGCAGACCGCCCAAAGTGCGAGCAGTGCTGGAATCACCAGCGGCAGACACTTGGTTGGACAACAGGGTCAACTCGATGTTGCGCTTCAGTTCAGCCGAAACTTTAGCCAATTGGTAAGCCTTTTCAGACTTACGACCAGCTTTGTCAACAGCTTCCAAAGTGCCAGCCACAGCAACAGACTTAGTGAAAATCTGAGTGCGGTTGCCGATACGGGTTGTTGGCGATGCGGTGATGGTCGAGGCATCAGCGCCTTCAACTGCGCCGCCCAAAGCGGCAGCAGCCAAAGAGTCCGTCTGCCACTCATGGTAAGTTGCAGTTGCCTTTGTCTTGCCGATAGACGACATGAAAGGAGTGTCGGTGGGGCTGATGTTATAAATAACGTCAGAGAGGTCTTCGCGCATACCGATAGCGGTATAGGTCTGGTAGGTTGCCATTTTTAAAGCTCCAAAAATTTAAAGGAATCGTTCAAATGCAGCAGCGGCATCACGGACTTTGCCAGTTTGACGCAACCGTTGCATAGCTTGTTTCTCTTGTGACGACTTAGCATTTGGCGCTGAAGTTCCGGGCTTGAGCATCTTGGGGGCTTGCTGGACTTTCTTCAAAGTCTCTGGCTTACCCTTTTGAAGTTGCTCAAACTTCATTGCTTTATACAAAGTCAGCACAGCGCGATGGTCATACACTGAGGCGAGTTCCTGATCTGACCAACCAACAGATTTAGCGTATTCACGGATTTCTTTCCGGATAGCGTCACCTTTTGGCGTTGCCAGTTCTGGGATAACAGACGCTAGTTTCTCAGATTCAGCCTTGAGGTGGTTTTGCAGTGACTGCTGTTGCTCGGCTTGTTGCTGTTGGGCAATGCGTTGCTGTTCGGCACGAACTACTGCTAACTGTTTCTCTCGCTGACTCTGTTCCGCTACCTTCACGGCATAGCCGATTGGGTCTGTTTCTTTCAAAACTTCCAAGTCCTCACCCTTATTCTGCTGGCTCAGGAAGCTATCCAAAGCCTGTAGTTTCTGGGCGTATGCTTGTCGCTCTTGTTTCACTTGCTCAAGATGTTGGCGTTCGGCTTCAATTGCCTTGCGCTGTTCAGCCAGAGCCTGAGACTTTTGGGTGTAATCCTTGCTACGCTGATAACCGTTGATAAGTTCGTCAAGTTCGACCTCGACTTCCTCACCACCGACTTTTGCCTTGTATCGGGGTTTTACTTCCTCTACAGGCTCTGATTCTTCTGAATACTCAGCTTCCTCAGATTCAACTTCGCTAGTCGCTTCAAGTTCTTCGGTTGATTCCTCTGGTTGGCCTTCTTCGGCTCCGTTGTCATCACCCATCAAACCCATAAACGCATTAGCGGCTTGGTTTACGTTCAGGCTTTCACTCCCCGAGGGGTTGGTGTTTTCCATGTTTAGTCTCGTTTATCGCCAGAAACCGTCTGGACTGCGGGTGAGTTTCCTCACAGAATCTTCCACTTTTTCTCTTGAATCTTGGTTTCTGCGGCAATGCCTTGCAAGTGTCCAAGAAACAGATCAAGCGTCTTGATGTGGCTATAGGCGGCTTCACGCTCGTCAACCTCATCTCGATTTGTGTTAATTATCACACTAATCTGCTGATTTTTCAAATCATCCATAACTTTTATGAAAAAGTCGTCTTTCAGCAGATTGTTGGCCCATTCAGCCTGACGTTTCTTGTCAATCATTAGTAGACACCGCCAACGCCATCAGCATAGCCAGAATCATTACCACCCCAACCACCGCCAGCTTGATCCGATGTGTATCCACCAGAATCACCGCTAGAAAGATTAGACGAAAGCTGAGAGGACAAAGCGTCAGCCAAGGCTTGAGCCTGTGCCGCAGTTGTTGGCCCCATTGCGTTAGGGCTTACACCGTAATTTGTAATGTCCGCTTGCATTGCTTCTAATGCAGAGTTCCAAGCCTGATTTGCTGATTTAAAAGCATTAACAGGATTAGTTGTTTTGCCCATTACAAAGTTATACAAGCCCAAGCCGGGGACTACTGCTGGCAATACAGAGCCAATCAGGTTGCTATTTGCCTTACCAAAAGCGTCTTTATATGACTGACCTTGTGGGGTGTTCATAAAGTTAAAAACAGCTTCTTGTTGGGCAGACAAAGAAGGCACAGTAGAAGAACCACCAGAATCACCCATACGAGCCGCAAGTTGTGCAGCAGTAGGATCAGGAATATAAGAAGTCCTGTTAATGTCAAAGGCTCCGGGCGTAAATGCTGCCATTGGAGTTGCGCTGACAGGTTGACCACCATATTCAATCATGCGTTCAACAGGGCCAAAGCTCTGAACATCAGAGACAAAGCGTTGAGCGCCTTGAGTCGCTGGCTGTACCGCCATTGTTTGTGGCTGGTACTGGCTTTGGATAGCGTCAAGAATCTCGTTAAGAGTTGGGACAGCGCCTTGTGGGGTACGCTGGCGCAGTTTGAGAATGTCTTGCAGTTCTTCGTAAGTCATAAATCACCCCGGAATTTCAATGTTGGATGTAATGCCAGCGCCCACTTTCATGGCCTTCAGTTGTGCCTCTGCTTCAAACTCTTGCTGTTTCATAGCAAAGTGCATATTCATCTTTTCACGCTCAATCTGAAGTTTTGAGGCTTCTTTCTCGCGCATCAGTTGAATCTCAGCAGCGGCTTTCTCGCGTTGAAGTTGCAACTCAAGTGCGGCCTTCTGGCGTTCAAACTCCAAATCGGCTTGCATCTTGGCTTGTTGCATTTGCATATCAGCTTGGAACTTAGCTTGTTGCGCCTGAATGTCTGCTTGCGTCTTAGCCATCAAAGCCTGAACTTCTGGCGGCATCTGTTGCTCTTGTGGAGGTGGGTTAGACAGTTGCTGGTCTTGCTCTGCGCTGATAGGCTTGAAGAACTCAGCAGAATCCTTAAAGCCAGCGGCCTCAACCATACGGCCCAAAGTGCCACGATACTGACCAAGCGAAACCAGAGGGTTGGCTGGCCCATACTGAGCGATCATCTGTTCTTGTTTAGACAAGACCATGTTCAGCATAGCCATTTGCTGGTCGCGGTTGCCGTTACCCAAGCCAACATTGATAGAAATGTCAAACTTGTTGGCCCATGTGCGAGGGTCGATGGTCACATAAGTACCGCGCAAACGAATGATTCGTTCTTTCTGCTGGTACTTGCTGACCAAGTGCATGATGCCCTCGAACAACTCTTTGACACCAGATTCGGCAAAGATACGGGCAATCAGTTCAATCTTGCCAGCGCCAGCTTGTTGCATCGAGGCTACGGCAGCGGCAGTCACGTTCTGCAAGATGTTGGGGTCAAGACCCTGCGACATTTCAGTAACGCCAGTGCGCTTTGCTTGGACAGAATCCAAGTATTGCAACATTGGGAATGACTGATTCGCCATGTTCTGCACAGTCAATTGCTGGACAGCGCCTTGGGACTTTGTGCGGATCACACCACCAGCGGTAGAGGTCAGCAAGTCATCAAGGTTAACTTGGCCTTCAACAGCGGTCACTCGGCTGTTGTTGGTCAGATACATATTGTCAAGCATCTGACGGGTGACTGTTGTCTTAATCAGTTGCAAGTCAACAGTGCGGTCAGCCAACGAGTTGCCAAAGAACTTGTGTGGGATTGGCAGAGGGCAGACAGAGTAGAAAGGCACATAGTCCGTTTCTTCATCACTCAGAATGTCGTTGCCAGAATAGAAGACTTGGTGCAACTCAGCAATGCCGTCTTCGTCAGCATCGTAGTAAATGTAGCACTCAAAGACTTCAACTTCTTGCATTGAAGAATCGTTTGGCTGATCGTCATAAGGCTGTTCACCGGGAGAGTAACGAGCAACTCGTTCAGGCGTGTAGGCCAGAGCATCACCAACTGGCAGACTGTTAACAATGTCTTCGTCAAAGCCCATTGCGATCAGTTCGCTACGGGTAATCATTCGGCGGTGGGCAACGAATGGGGAATCCTTGACAGTGCGACCAGCCTTGGCAATCAGGAATTCTTCAGGAGGCACATTGGAAATCTTGACCTTGCCTGACTTCTCGGTCTTCTTGATGGTTACATCGTGAACACCATAGGTAGCGGCTACACCCATCTCGTCAAAGACAGGATTGCCCATTGGGTCAATGATCTGCTGTGTAACAGTGTCTTGCTCAACGACTTCAATGCTCTTGTCTTGCAACAACATTGCCAGTTCGTCATCAGACAAACCTTCGTAGGTTTCTTTGGTTACATCTTCCTTGTCTTCCCAAACAGCTTTCACAATGCCGTTCTTCTGCAACAAAGCGTCAAAGAACCAATCGTGCATGATTATCACGCCCGGATTGTCCTTCAGGAAGATGTGATTCAGGTAATCAGTTGCTTGCTTTGCGCCAGCTTCATCGCCGGGGCCAACAGGGTCAGCAACAACAATCTGGTCAGAGCCAGTAAAGATGCGGATCAGTGCGGGTAAAGCACCATCAATAGCCTCTGCAACTTCGCCAGTAACGATTGAGGATTTACCCTCTACTTCGTTCCCGTAAGGTTGACGCAAGTACGCTTGCAGGGATTGCTTACGCTGTTCAACCGTTTCGCTCTCAATAAAGCCGATTGAATCATCAATGGCGGCTTGGAGTGCGGCTTTAAGTTGGTTTTGGCTCATCTTTGACCTTTGCTGGTCGCCCGACCTTTGGGCGTTCTGGCAATTGTAACGCTTTTACCACAGTTTCAAGCATTTCAATGCGCTTTTCCAGTTCGTCAACCCGTTTTGCGTTAGTAATATCGCCTTGTCGCATCATGAACATTTAGACCACCCATTTCGGAATCACGTTGATAGATTTGCCCCAAGTCCCGATGTTTTCATCAAGACCTACTGCCACATAACGCCAAGCATCAGCGGCATGGCTGTGCTGGTCGTGTAACGGTTTGTTGCTGAACATCTTAGTGTTCGGGTCAACATCGTAGCGGTAATGTCGCAAGTTCTGCAAGCCATCAGCGCACCTTGTCTCGTCAATAAAGCACCGTCCCATCAGGGTACGAGCAGCGTTAATCCCGTCAGCAACAGACAGTTTAGGCGTAATCCTAATAGGTTTCCCCATGCCTTCAAGAATGTCTTTGACTGATTTCCCAGTCATATTCTTGTTCTCCGCATCGTGAGGAAGCCACCAATCCTTGTAGATGTAACCCTTGTCCTGAAGAACTTGGGC